TGCGATGGGTAAAGAGATCGATGACGAAGGTGGAATGATTATGAGTCAACTTGATACTATTGAGAATGCAGTAACTCGCCTTCGCTCAGTGGTTCAAAATCCAAAAATGCAACTTCCTGGTTGGGTTCAATCTAAGGTTACGCTCGCCTGCGACTACATTGATACTGCTGCAGATTATATGACCAGTAAAACTGAGTAAACACTATGGATACTAAAACCTGCCCTAAATGTGGGGCTTGCTGGATTGGTGGTCAACACTTCTGGTCTGGCACAAATAAGAAGGGAAACGAAACTGATCTCGCTTCTTTAGTTTGTGATAAGTTTGGCGATGATACTTGTATCAATCCAGCACAGGGCACAACAAAAGGTGACGGGTGGGAAAAAAGATTTGAAAATCTAAATAACTTAGAAAGCGAATACTAATATTATTATGTCTGATAATGTATATCTTGGTAATCCGAATTTAAAAAAAGCCAATACACCAATCAGTTTCACAAAGAAGCAGATTCAAGAGTTCATCAAATGCAAAGATGATCCAGTGTATTTTGCTAAAACATATATGAAAATCATCTCTCTTGATGAAGGTCTCATACCGTTTACGATGTATGACTTCCAAGAGCAGATGATTTCGAACTTCCACGAGAACCGATTTAACATCGCTAAGCTCCCCAGACAAACAGGAAAATCAACTACTGTTATTTCATATCTTCTTCATTATTCTCTATTCAACGACAATACCAAGATTGCTATTCTTGCAAACAAAGCAGAAACGTCAAGAGAACTTCTGTCTCGTTTGCAGCTGGCATACGAGAACCTTCCTAAGTGGATGCAGCAAGGCATTGTAGCGTGGAACAAAGGTTCGTTGGAACTGGATAACGGTTCTAAGATCATCGCCGCCTCAACGTCTTCTAGCGCCGTCAGAGGGAACTCATTCAACATCATCTTCCTTGACGAGTTTGCGTTCGTTCCAAACCATATGGCAGAGCAGTTCTTCTCCTCTGTGTATCCTACCATCTCGTCTGGTAAGACAACAAAAGTTATTATTATTTCTACCCCACAGGGTATGAATATGTTCTACAAGCTATGGCACGACGCAGAGCGCGGTAGGAACGGTTACGTGCCCCTTGAAGTGCATTGGAGTGCAGTTCCTGGAAGAGACGAGGCGTGGAAGCAGGAGACCATTAGGAACACCTCTGAGAGGCAGTTCACGCAGGAGTTTGAATGTGAGTTCCTAGGGTCGGTTGATACGCTCATCTCTGCTGCTAAGTTGAGGTCTATGGTCTTTGAAGACCCCATACAAGATAACAGTAAAGGTCTCAAAGTATACGAAGAGGTGAAAAAAGATCACGACTATATCATGACTGTTGACGTATCCCGTGGGACCAACAATGATTTCTCCGCTTTTGTTGTATTTGATATTACTACATTGCCTTGGAAGGTAGTTGCAAAATATCGCAACAATGAAATTAAACCAATTTTGTTTCCTAACATTATAGAACAAGTTGCCAACAATTACAATAGAGCATATATTCTTATTGAAGTGAATGATATTGGAGACCAGATAGGTAGTATTCTTCATTACGATTTAGAGTATCCAAACATACTGATGTGCGCTATGCGTGGTAGAGCGGGTCAGATTGTAGGTCAGGGATTCTCTGGCACCAAATCTCAACTGGGTTTGAAGATGTCTAAGGTAACTAAGAAGATTGGGTGCTCCAACTTAAAAACATTGATTGAAGATGATAAGTTAGTAATTACTGATTACGAAATCATTAGTGAGTTAACCACGTTTATTCAAAAGAATCAATCGTTTGAAGCAGATGACGGTCACAACGATGACCTTGTGATGTGCTTAGTCTTGTTTGCGTGGTTAGCAGTTCAACCTTATTTCAAAGAGATGACTGATAATGATGTTCGCAAACGAATTTACGACGAACAGAAAAATCAGATAGAACAAGATATGGCTCCTTTTGGATTCTTGTCTGATGGTATTTCAGATATAGAGGAAAAATTTGTAGACGATGATGGCAATGTTTGGTATACAGATGGTTATGGAAATCCATACGCTGACGTAGAATATATGTTGGGTTACTGAAGATGACATTTTAATAAATACTTTTAGATTAAAATGAACTATTTTTCACGAGGAGAAAAACATGGCAGGTCAAGTATCACCTGGAATTGTTCTTAGAGAGCGTGACTTAACTACTCAAACTATTGTTAATACTCAAGCAAATACAGCTGCTTTTGTTGGTAGTTTTGAGAAGGGACCAGTAGGAACTATTACTAGTATCACTACTGAAAAAGAACTCTACGAAACATTCGGTAAACCAAATAACAGTAATTACGAAGATTGGTTTTCTGCATCTACGTATCTTTCATACGGTGGGCAACTTCAAGTTGTTCGTATAGAAGACACGCTATTAAAGAATTCTGTTTCGGATTCTGGAACACAGACAACATCAGCAACAAAATTATTTGTTAACGCATCTACTGGATTTGCTACTAACAATATTGTTAAAGTAGATGATGAATATTTTCTAGTAACTACAGTAACTAATACCGTTTCTGAAAAAAGTTTAACGGTAACAAGAGCACAACTAGGTAGTGTTGCAGCAGTTCACACTGCTGGCGATACAGTTACTAAGTGGACAAAATCCGAAAGTGCAACCACAACTGCAGTTATCGAAACAGATGCAGATCCAGAAATTACTAATTCGGAGACTTCACTTTCAGTAACCAGCGTTACTGGATTTGCAGTTAATGATTATGCAGTAATTAAAAGAAGTCCTACTGGCGGAACTTCTGTAGTAACAGTAGAAAATGTATTGATTACATCTATTGATGTTGAATCAAATACCATTACTGTTGTAAGAGGTCAGTTAGGTACTCCCGCAATTTCATTCCAAGACGATGCTGTTGTAGCGGATGGAGAAACTGGAGCGCCTACATTAGAGTTGCGTTTGCTATCATTCGTGGTTGCAACTCCAGCTGTGTCTTCTGTTCTATCAGTAGATTATCCTGTAGTAACAGTCACTGGTATTGTGGCTCCTCTAATTAAAGATGCATCTGATTTTATTGCAAACTATAATTCATATTCCTGGAAATTTGCTGGTAGGACTGCGGGAGAATGGGCTAACGATTACACCATTTCGTGGGTAGATGGATCGATGTCATCTTCGGCATATGATGCTTTAAATGTATACGGCACTACTAAGTGGAATACAATTGCAGCTAAACCATCTGGAAGCAATGATCTTCACGTTGCAGTAATAGATCAGCAAGGAAATGTAGTAGAAACATTTTTATATGTATCTAGATTATCAAATGCTAAAGATGAGCAAGGTGGATCAAATTACTATGTTGATGTAGTTAACAATAGATCTGCTATTGTATATGCTGGATCTGCTGGTCTTGCATCTGGATCATCATCAGTTTTACTATCGGGTGGGGTTAGTGCATATACAACTACGGTTTCAAACATTAATAATTCATATGATTTGTTTGCTGACGTAGAAAGCGTCAACATTGATTTTATCTTGACAGGTGGAAGTTTAGCAGTTAAAAATGATCAAATTTCAAAAGCAAATAAAGCTATCTCGATAGCAAATACAAGAAAGGATTGTATTGCTTTTGTTTCGCCACATAAAGCTTTCATTCCACTCTCCTCGCCATCAGCACAAAGAGATGAAATTATTTCGTTCTTTGATAGTTTATCATCTTCAACTTCATACGCAATCTTCGATAGCGGATACAAGTATGTTTATGATAGATTTAATGATGTCTATCGTTATGTACCATGCTGCGGAGACGTTGCTGGATTATGTGTAGAAACTTCACTCAATCTAGAAGATTGGTTTTCCCCTGCTGGTCTCAACAGAGGTAATTTAAAAAATGTAGTTAAACTTGCCTACACTCCTTCGAAAACTGATAGAGACAAACTCTACCTCAAGAGAGTAAATCCTATTACTTCATTCCCAGGACAAGGTGTAGTTTTATTTGGAGACAAGACAGCCCTCGCAACTCCAAGTGCATTCGATAGAATTAATGTTCGTCGTTTGTTCTTAACTGTAGAAAAGAGAATTTCTAATTTGGCAAAAGGTGTATTGTTCGAATTAAATGATGCTTCAACTAGGTCTTCATTCTCATCTGCTGTTAGTTCGTATCTTTCAGAAATCAAATCTAAAAGAGGTGTTACTGATTACTTAGTTGTTTGTGACGATACAAATAATACTGCGGATGTTATCGACAGAAATGAATTTGTCGCTGAAATTTATCTCAAGCCTACTAGATCAATTAATTATATTACTGTTACTTTTGTTGCTACTAGATCTGGTGTTAGTTTTGCTGAAGTAACTGGTCGCTGATTTTATAAAAAATTAAACAGGAGAGTAACAAACCATGGCAAACAGTAACGTAAAAACTTTCTTAGGAAAGATTAATCAAGGTGTAAAACCAAATCTATTTTATGTTAACTTTGAATTTCCAGCAAATTTAACTGAAAAATTAGTAGGCGACGATTTAGAATTAACTAATCTTCTATGTAAATCTGCTGCTTTACCAGCTTCTAATTTAGGAGTTATTGAAGTTCCTTTCAGAGGAAGAACTGTTAAAATTGCAGGAGATAGAACTTTTGATACTTGGACCGCTACCTTCATTGGAGATAGAGATTTCAAGATTCGTGGATCAATGGAGCGTTGGATGAGAGCAATGAATGCTCA